GAAATTAAAACGGTGAAGTCGTCTTTGTTGAAATTTGTGAATTGATTCGACAGCCCGGGGGAATTGATGACGACGACGTCAAAGTCTTCGGTCATAGGAATGAACGATTCGAGCGCCCAATAATCAAGCAAGAGATCTTCCGTTTTCCGTATTGGATTTTTTACGGCCATCCGGCTGGCCAGTTCCTCAAACCAGCACAAGTGAAACTTCGCAAAATCCAATCTGTCGGGATGACCGTACCAGTAGCCGTCGGATCCGCGCCAGGAGTCGATGCTGTCTTTGGGAGCTTGGTCAATCGTCTTTAGAAATAGTCGGCGTGAAATATCAGACCGGAGCGCGTCGATTTCCTCAAATCTGCACAGCTCGGGATTATAATAGTGCGTGATCTCTAGTTCAGGATTTTGCAGGCATAGGCGGCGCAGAAAGTTTAGCTGCACCAGATTGTCGCCAAGTCTAAACGCATTGTGCGCGTGAATCACGGGTTGCGTTCCTTAAAAATCTTTTCTCCCAGCGTGTAGTTTTCTGTGGCGTTGTGCTTTTTGAATTCTTCGTCCTGTGGTGCGCCGGTGAAAAACGGGTTGTTATGTTTGAAGACCACGTCTTTTGCGTCCACGATCACTCCGTCGAATTTTGCCCTGTGACTGAATTCGTTGTCGGAAAAGATTCCCGAGCATTTATCATATTCAGCCGCAAACATGGCGCCCTGATCCTCTAGTCTCGCCCGGGTCATGATCGCCATACACAGCAGCTCGTCCTGCCGATGGCCGTCGCTGATCGCCAAAACCTTCGGCTTGCTGGTATCGCCTAGCCTATCGATCAGGATCTGATCCCAGTGCAGCGGTGGATCCCAATCGTCGGAGCCCTGCACGATGATCTCGCCTTGCGCCACTGCGGCCGCCCTGTTCCAAGCGGCGATGCAGCTACCCTTGCCCATGACCGGCCCCCACGGTTTGAGCGTCTTCGCCTTTTCGTCATCGTCGTCGCAGGAAAAGATCCACTCGACGGCAGCCGGATCAGCCGCCTTTTTCATCCATAGGATCCGGGCATTGATGGCTTCCTGTGGTCGCCCGCGGGTGGCGTGACAGATTGAAATTTTGACCGGACGAATCTTCCGCCAGCTTGCAGTCACCCGATCGGCCTCGTCGTTGTCGCCCACGGCACGGCACGCCGCGATATAGAGATCGATGCATTCAAAGTCATAGACCGTGCGCTGGGCGTTCCAGACCGTAACGCCGGGATCAGATTGAACCATCGCCGACTTGAGATAATGGTAGGCCGACGACCAACGGCCGACTGACGCTTCTTCCCGGGCCAGATAGTAAAGAGATTCCCGGCGGCTGGGATTCATGTGGTGAGCTTTGTGATAAAGCTCAATCCGCTTTTCACGATCAGGCGTGGCCGTCGCCAGATTGTTCATCGCCTCGTATGCCAGCGTCGGCTCCTGATCCGGCCAGTGGGCGGCAGCGTTTGACCAGGTGATCGATTCCGCCCGGTTGTTGGATAGGAAAAGTTCCTGCTGGTAGTAGTACGCATACTTGCCGGCCTCGCTCAGTTGCGCTTTGAGAATGCGCAGATTCCGATCAGCGCTTCCTTGTTTGTATCCGCCAGGGTGATGTTCAACCCAGACGGCCTGCTCGCCTACTGAAGTGAATCCCGGAAGCGGTAACAGCGCTTCGTGCACGGCGTAGTTCCACCGGCCCGTCCATCCGTTGTCGGTTTTCTTGACCATGCGTTCCCGTACTGGGCGCAGTTTGGCGTTTATAACGTCATACACTCCGGCATAGATGCCGACCTTCGGATCGGATTCAAACGCCGTCACGGCCCTTTTAAACGCGTTTTTTAGGTCTTTATGGGGCAGGTCGTCGCAGTCTATCCACACAGCATAGTCCCCGGAGCAGGCGTCCAGTGCTTTGTTGCGGGCGGCTGCAAAGTTGTCGATATGTGGCCAATCGGCACCCGCCGGTGCGTTGTGATATTCCGTGATGACGGCCCCCGCCTTTTCAGCGATCGCCCGGGTGCCGTCGTCCGGCCGGGATCCCTGCGCCATGCAGACGACCAACTCGTCGCAATATCCAGAAAATGCGGAGAGACAGCGTTCCATGAATTGCGCCTCGTGGCCGGCGATCATGTAAATTGAAATTTTAGGATTTCGGGTGGCCACGTTTAAACCTCTCGAAGTCCCAGCACGTAGCTTCCGACCGATGTATCCAAAGACGCCACTCGGTAGCTGACGGAGTTGGCCACCAGAATGGATCCGATTGTTGGAGCCGATGAGATGGCGGTCAGGTCGATGGTGAACGTGGAATTCAGATCCAAATCAAAACCGCCCAGCTCGACGTTCTCTTTGCGTGAGACAACGGACAGGATCCCGGTGACGCTTGTGGATCCGATGGTGGCGGCGGTGCCGGTCTGGGTGTAAAGAGCCGCCAGACTTTCCTTCAGGCATTCAGTAAATTCAGACATGCGAGGATTTCTTAAAGTGGAAAGGGCGGCGGGCCTTTCAGCCCACCGCCCTCCCCGAGTGAATTAGCTGCCGTTGATGCGCACGAGGCTGTTGGTCTCGCCGGCCTTGCAGCCGTAAATTAGGGCATAGGTTCTCTGGAGCTGCCCCGAAAACACATTATATGCCTCCCTTATTTGGATCGAAAGTCCAGTCCGAGGTTCCGTAACCGTATCAATCGTTCCAGGGATTGGAACGTTGGTAGGAATTTCGGGAACGCGGGCTGCGATCAAGAGCGCTTCACGCTGGGCGAAGAAGCCGCCGAGGGTGATGCTGTTGGAAGGCACCGCGCTGTACATGTTGATGTTAAACCCGGCAACGGATCCGATGCCAGCCGTGCGGGCCTGTTCACCGGTGATCTGAGCGTTCGCCACGATGGTCGAATCATTCAAGAGACGGCCATAGTATGAAGGCGCCAAAACCGCATACCGATCGTGCTGGGGAACGTTGTTATTGTTGAGGGTGATTCCAGCCGACACCACGGAGGCGTAGCTGAAGGTCGCCGAGCTCTGCGTGAGAGCGTTGGTGAAGCTGCTGGAAGTAACGAGCGCAAGCAGGTCACCGACCATTTGCAAGCCAAGAGCGTGAGCGGCCGCACCTGCGAACCGTTCGATCAGGTTGATGTTGGAGCTGGTACGCTCTTGATCGTCCACCGAATACGAAACGTGTTTGAATTTGTTCAGAGTGATCTGAACGTCGGTCTGTGTGGTAGCTGTCGCCACGTAGCCGTTGGCCTGCGAGTAGTCCTGGGCGGTCGTCGCAGAGATGCGGTGGGTGTAGATCGAGGCGTTGTATTTTGCCGCTTCGCTGCTGAAATCCGTGACGGAGTTTCTCAGGAAGCTGTAATCCGCCACGAGGATCTCGAGAGCCCTCTGAGCGATTACGTTGGCATTCGTCGTTCCGATTGAGTTGGCCATTGTAGTGTTCTCCTAGTGGGCCTTACAGCCCGAGTTTGCGAAGCAGTTCCGACCGACGGGCCGGAGACTTTTCCGCGTTGAATTGATTGAGGATTTCAGCCCGGCCGAGCGGTTGGCTCGATTCAGCGGGAACCGCCACTGCACCAGCAGCGTCGGCCTTGGCTTTTTCCAAAGTGGTCACGGCCTTGTCGGCCTTATCGTCGGACTTGGCGCTCATCTCGGAAGGCATGGGCTTTTTGGCCATGTCTTCCGCGGGAGCTTCAGGAGCTTCGGTCACGTCCTGAGTTGCGTCGGCTTTCATTAGCGCGAGCAGTTCGGCCAGCATTCCGGCGATGTCGGTCAAAGTAGGTTCGGCCATTTTTTCCTCGGGCTTGTCGGCAGGTTTATCGGCAGGCATTTCGGCCAGCTCGGCTTTCACTTCGACAACGGGAGCTTCAACGGAAGGAGCTGCGACCTCGGCCACAACGGCCGGCGCGATCTCCTCTTTCTTCACTTCGACAGACGCTTCGTTCATTTGCAGTTTTTTCATGTCAACTGCTGTGAATGCAGAAAACATTCCGGCGGGGTTGGCGGCGGGAGTACTCACCACGCTGATGTCGTAGATCTCGGTTACCCTGGCGAAACGATCTCCGCCGATTTCTTCCGGGACGCCACTGAACGTAAGAGAAAGGCCAAACCCTTCCGGGAGTACTTGCGCTAAGTGCTGTACGAACTGTGCTTCGTTGGTGTTGAACAGGGTCAGATCGCCCATGAGGCGTTCACCTTCAATCCTGAAACCGTCGATATAACCAAGGATCCCGGAGACCTCGGCCCCGTGGCCCATGGTCACTTTGATCCGCTTCATGGAATTCGCCACTTCGAGCGCCTGCTCGAGCGACTTTTGATCGATCAGCAGATTGTGGCCTTTGGCCTCGCCGATCGTAAGTATGGAAACGTTTGAGAGTTTATTGGCCATGCAGGCCAACGCGTGTCAATTATTCTTCGCGGTTAATTCGCCTCATTTGTGCGGCCGCCCATGTCTGACCAGCATCCCCTCCCCATAGCGCCCAAGC